CTGATCTGGCCGGAGGAGCGGCGCCGTTGACCTTCGCCACACCCGGGTTAGGGTAGCCGTCTGATAGATCTCCGCCGGCCGCTCCTGAGGGCGGCCCGCCACTTCCTCCAACCTTCGCCCAGGTCCCGCTCTGGCAGGTCCAGATGTCGCCGGTGCTCGTGACCATCTGCCCTGGGACGCCGGCAGTGCAGGCCCCTGAGGGCGCAGTCGCCACAGAAGCGATGCCGGTGATGTTCCCGCTGGCGTCGCAGGCGAGCCCATACCAATTGCCGTTCGGATTCTTGCCGAGCAGGTTGATCGGCTGATACGAAGCCGCAGCCGGACCCAGGACGCCAGTGTTGATAGGAATCCACTTGCCCGCCGGGTTGAGGCAGAGTCCGTTGCGCGGACTGAACGCCTGAGCGCCAGCAGAGAGGGCGACGAAAGCAAGAAGCAGCGTGAGGACGAGGTTTCTCATGAGTTGGCTCCTGGCACGCTGCAATCGTAGCATCAGGGCTCAGGCAAGATTTTATAGAAACGCCCCGCCAGAATTTTGCCGCATCTCTGCGGTTGGGAGACATCGGGGACCCTGAGGTACGATGTCACATGCTGGCAGTTATCTGTCCCGACTTCCCGGTCCTACAGACAGGGTCCTCTTTCCGTTTCCGCTTTCTAGCTTACGCGACCAGCGCCTTCTCGCGCACGTAATACGTCATCGAGCACTGGCAGCGGGGATGGTAGAGCGGCCGCCGCATCCCGAGCCCGTAGTCATAGTCGATCGGCACCTCGCCGGCCTCGGCCGCGTCGTCGCAGAAGTCGTCCTGGTCGTGATCCGAGGACAACTGGCTGCGTTTGTGTGTGGCTCCGGAGAACGTCGCCGCCGCCTCGTGCGTCCGCATGTTGATTTCGCCGGTTTCGGTGAACGCGATCATCTTGGCGCGGGCCTTCGAGAACGCATAGCTCCCTCGGAGGGTCTTGGCGAGCTGAGCCGGGCTCGCGCCCTCTTCGAAGGCTTCGGTGACCGCCTCGCGCATCCATTGCCGGGTCGGCTCGTCGATTCGCCACTTCGCGTCCGGATTCTCGATCAGGATCCCGTTCACCAGGCGCTTGCCGACCATCTCGGCAGCCCGGTGCGTGGCGTAGTCCGCAGCCCCGGTGTTGACCTGGTCGAAGACGCCGCGGAGTTCGATGTTTGCGGTCACCGTCTCACGGAACGCCGGGATCGTCTCGCCCTCGAGCTGAGCGAGCGCTGCTTCGCCCTGGGCCTCGCCGGTCTCCTGGAGGACCGGGATCATCTGGAGGGCGAGCACATCCCACACATCGGTCGAATACGATGCGACGATCTGTTCGACTGCTTTCTCGGGATCTGGGTCGTCCTCGGCGGCCTTCTTGACTGCGCCGAGGGCCAGCTCATATGCCTTCGTGATCTGGGGGACCGCGCTGTCGGCGACCTCACCGAGGCGCTTGGCGATCAGTAGAGATAGCGCGCTCCGGGCCTTAGTGCCTCGGGGAGCGAGTCGAAAGGGTTGGACGAGGATACTTTTTTTTTAGGATCAGCGGCCTTCTGAGCGCCGCGCTCGGTGTCATTCTCGGATCCCTCGTCAGGAGCGCCGTCGGGCTTCTTCTGTGCGCTCGGCAATGCCGCCTTCTCCTCGTCGGTCAGGGGCGACTTGCCGTCGCGGACGCGGGCCTCGTCGGCGGTCGTGATGCCCAGCGGGACGTTGATGAAGTCGATCTGCGCCTGCTTCAGCGCATCGACCTCAGTCGAGTCCATGTGATTGGCCTCGATGTCCTCCCAGCCGAAATAGAGCGGGTCCTGAATCAGCCGATTCAGTTTGGTGCGGATCCAGTTGATGTAGGGCAGCTCGCCTGACTCCTCGCGCGTGTCGTCCATCTGCTGGGCGCTGGCGCGGTTGACGGCCTTGACGAGCGCGGTCGGCGGCTCGCCCAGCTGGTAGCAGAAGACCCGCGCCAGCCACTCGTCGAACTGATCATAGAGCTCTTTGCCGCGCAGCTCGTGCACGGTTGCGTCCGGCAGCGGGAAGGCGCGCTGGCGCTGACCGAGCTGGCCGTTGAGCTGAGACTCGAAGTTCTGCATGACCTGCTCGATCTGGGTGACCGTCATCTCAGCAGACTTGAAGAGCAGGAGCAGTTCAGGGATGTTGCCCTCGGTGTAGTGGTTCAGCGTCCAGATCGCGCGCTGGATCTGCGTCTCGCCGATGCGGATCGTCTGCTCGAGCTCGGAGAAGCCGAAGAGCTTGTGCGCCCGGTAGTTCGCCGGCATGTAGAGGATGTCCTCGGTCGTCATGTTGATGGCCGGGAAGCCTTTGACCAGCTGCTGATAGGCCGCATAGGGAGGCTGCGGGGTCATGCCGATGCCGTCGGTGATCCGGTTGATGGTCGAGCCGTCGAGGGTGATCAGCCGGGCGATGTTGTCTCTTGAATCGCGCGCGATCCAGATGGTGGCGGCGTCGAGAACAAACCGATCCTCGAGCAGGGCGTTCAGCCACTCAGGCCAGTCGTGCTCGCCGTCAGGGCGGTCAAAGAGCTTGTAAAGGGCGCGGACCCTGGAGTCGGCCGCAGAGCGTTGCCGGACGCTGACCAGGTGCTCGTCGGGCGTCTTCGCCTTGAGCCGGAACTCCCAGCGCACCATGCAGAGGCGGGCCTTGACCTTTTCGAGGATGACCCGGATCAGGTAGTTCTCGGTCGCGAGCGAGCGGAGCTGTTCGAACGAGATGCGCTCGTACTTGCGCTTCGCGTAGTTGATGTTGGTGTTGTAGACATAGTCGCGGACGCGGGGCTCGGTCCCTGCGGGAGCGATCGGCGGGATGGCGGTGCCGGGGCCGAACCAGGCGCGCGCGATCGAGTTAGGAAGCTGCAGTCCGCTGGTGGGCTTGTCCGCCATTTCAGTTTCCCATCTTAGCAGCAGCTACTTTGCCTTCAGCTTCTCAACGGCGATCGCCTGGATCTCCGACATGTACTGCACGGCGGAATCGCAGCCGCGGGTGATCAGCATGGCCAGGAGATGGAGTGGAAGGATCAATACCTGGGCGATCGCCAGGATCAGCCAGGTGGTAAAGATGAACGCGCACTGCGCGTAATCGATCAGCTTGCCCATGACGGAGGTTCCTTCAAAAATCGGGGAGCCAGCCTGCGCCGACTCCCCAGGTGCCTTGGTTTCGAACCTCCGGCGCTTCCGCGCCGAAGCTTTGCACGAAATTGTTCCGCGTGGAACATTCGTGTTTATTTCGCTTTTCCTGCGAGGCCGGGTCAGGGGAGGACCTCGACCTCCAGCTTACCGAACTTCTTCTCGAGGCGCGCCATCTCTTTTTGTGCAAAAGCGAGGCGATCACCCCCGCCGTTGGCTGAGCAAAACTTGATCCAATCGCGCAGCTCCCTGCCGAAACTCTCAAACCAGCGCTCTTTGTCGATGCCGTCGGCCGGCGTCTCGAGTTGAATCATCTGAATGGCAATCGACCATTTGCGGGCGTCCTTGGGTAGCACCTTGGTTCCTCCTGTCGTTGTGGCTTTCGTGGTTTTCTCCTCGTCACGCTTGGCCTTGCGAGAATAGTACGCCGCGAAGCCATCGGGCTGGACAGAGGAAAGCTCAGTAATCGCCCAAACCAGCGCATCCAGCCGGTTCGGGGAGCGGAGTTCAGTCTGCGGGTTCCACTGCGTGAGTTCGTCCTCGAGCTTGCCGAGGGTGCCGACGTGATGCACCCGGCGCTGCTCGTAGAGCGCTGAGATGGGCTCGGCGCGGATTGCCTTCCCGCGGCTGGCCGTCACCTTGCTATAGCTCACGTTGGGGTCGACGTGGCGCAGGAGCGCCTCGATCATGTCGCCGCCGTTGTTCGCCTCGCCGATCACCCGATCAGCCTCGTACTGCTGATAGAGAATGATCGCCTTCTTGGCGGCCTCGTCGGGCGTATAGATGGCGCTGACATCCTCGAGCACGTCGAACTGAGCCGGCTTCTTCAGGTCCTCCTGGTCGAGCTCGCCGGCCACGATGATGCCCCACTCGTCTGAGTCCTCCTGAGAGGTCACGGCGGGGTCGAGCGCCACCACGATGCGGCGGTACTCGCGGCGGTGGCGGATCCGGGCGGATTCGATGTCGCTGAGCTTCCAGAGCGCGCCGGGATTGTCATCGAGCACCTCGGCGTTCAGCTCCTGGCGGCCGAGGCGTGTGCCCTCGTACTTGGTGATGATCTTGGTGTAGAACCCCGGCGCGAGGTTGGCGCGGTTGTCGTACGTCGTGCCCCGGGTGACGTGGGTCGTCGGATCGGCGATCAGGTTCCTGATCATCTTCGTGGGCTTGGGGGTCGTCGTGGCTACGGTCTGCGGGTTGGCGCCGAGGCGCAGGCCGAACATGGCCATGTCCCAGGCGTCCTGATCGTAGCGCCAGGCCGCGGGCTCATCCGCCCAGAGCTTCTCGTGTTGCTTGCCGCGCAGCCGGTCAGGCTCCTCGGCGGTGAACAGGAGCGAGATCGCCCCGTTCGGCCACTCGAGGCGGCGCTTGCTGACCCGGTACTGCGGCCGCTCATCCTTCGAGCAGACGGCCAGGATCCCTGACTCGCCCTCGACCATCGTGTCGCGGAGATCGTCGGCGGTGGCTGCGATGAAGTTGACCCGGTCGAATCCCTGCCGGATCCAGAGACGGACCGCCTCAGCGCCGACGCGCGTCTTGCCATAGCCGCGGCCGGCGAGCACCAGCCACACGGCCCAGTTGCCGGCATGGCAGGGGCAGCGGTCAGGCAGGAGCTGATCGGGGCGCGCCCAGAAGTCCCAGTCGTAGAGAAGGAACTCGAGCTCGGCGTCACTCAGTTTCTGCAGGCGGTTCTGGAAGTCCGGACTGAGCAGCAGTTGGTCTCGCTGTGAGCTTTGCAAGTACTTCCTCCCGCCGCATGGTAACGCCGACGTCGCCCGAGTGCGCGACCTGGTCCTTCTGTCCGAGGATCTGCTTCCCGAGCCAGATGAGCATGGTCACGTTGCCCGCCATTGCGCCCTCGTACTGCTTTCTTCGGAGGCTGGCCTTGCAGAGCTCGCGCCCCTGGATCAGTTCGTTGTGGTAGCGCCGCTCGAGGGTATCAGGCGATACCTTGAGGACCGCGGCCATTTCTGA